CTAGCTTGTAAAACACTTTCAGACTCTCTAATGTGTTGCCAAAAGTTAAAAGTTTTTCTAGCCCAGTTTATAGCATTATTACTAGGATTAAATGCTAAATTATCAATAGCATTATTAGATTGACTACCGTCTTCTGATTTATGATCGCAACCTAAAGCCATAAATTTAGCTTGTGTTTCAGCGGTTGTACCAGGCGCGTTATCAACGTTACTACCCCAACCAGCAACATTAGCATTGTAAATATTTTTACCTAAAACATTTAATTCACTAAAACCAGTGTCAGTATCGTTTTGTATTGCTGGCACACCTGAGCCATCTAAGAAAGTGTAATTATGTCTATTAGATGATGTGGTGTTACCATTTTCATCTTCATAAGTCCACTCTACACCGGGATTTGTTCCTTGACTATCTATATATGATAATGTAAAACTTCTTATATTATCATAATCAGCTGATTTACCAGCTAATTTTAAAACTTTAGTTTGTAAAGCTTCGTCTTTTTCTATTTTAACAAAAAACTTACCATCAAACTCTGGTTTGTTTAATGTTACAACACTTTCTTTAAATACTATAGAATATTCTAAACCAGAAACAGTTATACCAAGATTAGTAAATCTATCAAGCATATCAGCTGCTTCACCAAAAGGCTTGTTCCATCTTATAACACCATCTTGATCTTCACCACCACTATAGTATGTTACAGTTCTAAATACTCTACTAGTTAATTTTGTACCAGCAACTTCACCTACAATACCTATTTTTAAATCACCTTTTGGTGCATATTGTTTTAAATAATCACCCCAAACTTCTTTATCTATCACAAGTTCTTGACCTGTCATTAATAGATTAGGAGCAGTGTTATCAGGATTTAAACCAACAGTATCAGAAAACATACTAGGAAACTCGGTGGCTGTTAATGTTAAGCCACCCATATCTCTGTCTTCTGTTTTTATATCATTAGGCGCTTCATTAGATATTGCTATAATTTTATATCTAGCTTTTTCAAGTACAGCTCTATCAGAGTTGTGTTCTTTTTTAAGTATTAAATAAGTTTCTTCATCAACTTTATTTCTATCAGCTGAGTTAAAAGATATCCAAGCATTACCATCTTCAGCGTTATACCATCTATCCATTACTAAGTTATAGTATTCGTTAGATGTTTCTTTAACGTAATACTTTACATATTCCATCCACTCTTCTGGAACGCCGTCTGCTTCAACTGAGTTCCAATTTTGTGTTAATTCAAAATAGTTTCTCATAGCAGCAAACTGCTTTTCAACAGTTAAATCACCACCTAAAAGTGTAGGATTATTAACAGTGCTACCTTGTAAAAATCCATTTGCTATTACTGGTGTTTCTCTACCATACTTATCACCAAATACCATACCAAACTTATAGTTTCGTTTTGTTTTAACAGATTTTTTAGGAGCATCAATAGTAGCTGTGTTGTCAAAGTTATGACTAGTTAATAAACCTACAACGCTATTTATATTATAACCTTGAACATAGTTTGAAAACATAAGTCTATTAGCTGCTATTTCTTGAGCTAACGCTCTTCTAGGTACATTGTCCCAAGATCTTAATAGTTGATTAGCGTCAACAGCTTTGTATATCATTTCCGATGTTATAACTAATTCACCAAACAACCAATTAGATGGTGGTTGAATTAGGTCTGAAGATGTTGTATAGTTGGTCCACTCTGGATCTATACCTCTTTTTATTGTTTTTACAATATAGCAAACAGGTGAGTCTGTAGGTTTATACAGTATATCAACCGCAACAATGTTAGCATCTCTTGATCTTTGATATGGTATAAAGTCTTTTATTTTTAAACTTCTAAGATTATTAACCATACCTAAGTTAAAACCTTTTTTATGATTATATTTAAACTTACCAGGTAAAAAAGCTATTTCAGACCAAGGACCAAAGCTAGAACATTCACCATCATCGTATTTATATCTACAACCAAACCTAACCATTTTAAGTTCAAACAGAGGGTCTTTTTGTTGTATATCAACATCCCAAACACCAGATCCAGCTATATCACTATTAGCCGCTATTATTTCAGAGCTAAATGAAATTAGTGTTAATTCTAGTGTGCCAGTTGTGTCGTCAAAATTATTTATACTAGCTTTTACTATAGACGCTGATTGATCGCTTTGCTCATTAAATATTAATATATCATTAGGTAACCAATTAGGTGCATTAGCTCCTTGAATTAAACTACTTGTTATTGTAAATTCATAACCGTTTTCAAAAGTAATACCAGCTAAATCAGCTACACCTACAAAATCATATTCTAATCCAAACGCTGTAGTTTCACCATCTCTATCAGTATCTTTCATCTCTAATGTTGGAGCAACTCTAGGAGCTTTCTTAATAACAGTTACATGGTCTATTTTTAAATCATTGTTAACAGCTGGTGATAATGATATTTCTAAAGCATTATCATTTACAGTTCCAGAATAATCTAATAATAAATCTTTATCTTTAGGATCTGAAAGTTTTAATTGAGTATGCGCACTACCGTCTTGTGCTGTTCCTTCAATACACTTTTTTATATTTATTTTTTTAGGCTCATTAACACCGTCTGTAAAAAATAATAAATCGTCAATAATATTTATTGCATTTATTTTAACATCTAGATCAAAATTTAAAACCCTATCATCACTTTCAAAAAATATACCAACAGCTGATATGTCATTAAAGTTATTAAAACTTACTTCATCATATAAAGTTATTTCATTATCAACTATATTTTGTATAGTAGATCTAAATATTTCAAAACTACTACCACTACTAAAAGCTACAATTTTCATACCTACCCTATAGTCACTAGCGTCTACAGCTGTAAAAGTTTGAAAAGTAGTTACTTGATTTGGATTAGCAAAAACATTAGCTCTAGTATCTACAACACCATATTTATCAACAACAACTAATTTTGTTGTAGGTGTAGAAGCACTATCAACTGTATCAACTTCTATAATAGAGTCTGCTAAAATTTTTTTAGAATTAATTGATGCGACAGGAAATATAAAGCTAAGTATATTTGGAGATGCTACAAAGAAATATGCTTTATTATTTTTTTCATTAGATATAGATCCAACTACTTTAGGTTCAGAACCATTACCAAATGGTATGCTAGTTGAATAAGTTTCAGAGAGTACTTGACTTTGAGTTAGCTCAAGATTACCTTTAATATTTTGTACAGTACCAGCATCACCAACACCGTCATTACCAACGCTATCAGTATTTCTAATCTTTACGTTTTGAGCATCTCTATATTCTCCGTTTGGTATTAGTCTTTCATCAACATCTTTGTTCATCCTAGCACCAGCGAAACTACGTTTAATTTCTGCCATAATTATTTTATTTGTTTACTCATACCTTTCAGTACTTGTGTAAATTCTTCTATTTTAATATTTGACAATCTTATTTTTGCTTTTCTAGTTTCAGCAAACCTTTCTTTTTTATATCTTTGAACTATGTATTCAGGTATGTTACTTCTTGTTGATAACACACCATACATTATATGTTTATATACAGCTTCTTCACAAAACTTATGTACTACCATTTCAGCATCAGTACCTAGTCCATCACTAACATATTTTAAAACTATTGTTTGACCACCTAATCCAGAACTAAAATGTATAAAGCCTCTTAAATAATCTATATAAAATGTGCCGTGCTGTGTAGCATATTGCGGATCTAAACCGTATCTTCTACCTTGAAAATCAAGCTCTATATCATAAGCGTCTTTTGCATCTGTATTAACATAGTCAGAAGCAGAATTATAATTAGTTGAAGTTGTACTAGTAGTTTCAATTAAGTTGTTATTTTGAAACTGATAATTACCACTATCATCTTGTTGTATAGCAAACGGATTAGCTGTTTTACCTGTAGGATATAAGTTCTTTTTAATACCATCAGATCCAACGCAAGATATAGAAACATAATTAACATAATCTTGAGGTAGTATCATTTTTAAATTTGATGGTACTTTTATTTCTTGTTGTTTAAAACATCTAAAAACATCGTATGATAATTCTTGTATAGCTCTCATACCATGAAACTGAACATCAGTTCTACTAACTTTAGATATTATTTTACCTTCACCAACATGAATTACCATAAAGGCTTTTATTATATTTTCTAATGTTACAAACTGGTAATCACCGTAATTAGCGGAGTTACTAGCGTCGTAATATTGTTCTTGATTTTGAGTTAATAATCCCATAGTTAATCATTTTGTGATTGTTTTGTTTGAGCTCTATCAGTCATAGCTACTTCTACTAAACCTGGTTTTTGTAAAACAACACCAGATAGTTGAAGTATTCTCATAACTAAATTTTCTTCTTCTGAAATATGTAGCATAAAATCTGTAGTATATGTCGAGCTGTTATTATGTAGTGCTCTACCATTTACAACTACATAACCCCACCTAGGTGTTGTTGGTTGAACATAGTAATTATATGTTACTGTAGTAGCTATTGTAGGTGTTGGAAAAATTTGTATTGAAGTAGAACTTCTAACATATAAAGGTCTAGAACCTGTTGGCGCTAGTAAAGAATTACCATTTATATTTACAATATCTCTTCTATCAACTTCATGAAGAGTAGCTTCAGGACCATAACCTTGAGAGTCTGTTTGAGAACTATCTGTTGCTTTTATTGTAATAGATTTTAACATATATTGGTTAGTTGGTATAGTAGATAAAGAGTTGTCTGCAGATATATTTGATAATTCACTAGTTAAAAATGGTTGTAATTTATTATCTAACATTTCTAACTCATCGCTATACTTAGAGTTGTTACTTGATTTGTTATACGCTGTTTTAACATCGTGAAAATAACTATCATATATTTCTCTTTGAGCTTTATCAGCTAACAAAGAAAACTCTTGAGGAGTTATATAACCTCTTTGTTCTTTATTTGCTAAAGCTAAAACTTTTTGATATACTGTATCTATACTTACTGCCATTACTATTTATTGTTATATGGAAACTTATTATTAAGCCACTCTTTTCTATCATTGCACCCACAATCTTTTTTACCTATAACTTCCATAGCTATTTGTGTTAAAGATTTTAAACCAGTAGCCTTTGTAAACTTTTCTATATCGTCACCTAATCCTTTTGATTTCATAATAATATAGTTACATAATAAAGCGGAAGGTTAGCCTACAAATAAAAATAGCCACCCGTAATGAGTGGCTATTTAAACTAGTTAATTAATATTAATTAAACCTTTTTTCTATATTTTGATATATCTCCATACCTTCATCAGTTTTAAACCAATGAGCTAAAGCTGTATATGGATGTTCATCAAAAGGAACTGTCATAATTTTTCTATCAGTTGACGACCAAACAAAATGCCTTTGATCATTTGATAATCTTATTATGTTAGCTTCAACAGCTTTAATACCAAAATTTCTAAGTTGAACATTATCGTCACTTACAAGTTCTATAAATAATTGAGGATTTTGTTTAGCAAATATAAGTAAATCTCTTTTTAATTCTTTAGAACTTAAGTTAGATACATCAGAACCTTTTTCTACACGCATTATAGCTTCTGCAGTATCTATATCTAAATCTTTAGCTATAGACAAAGCTTCAACTTCATACTCTAACCAGTCTAATTCATCTTTAGCAACTTCAACTGGATCGTGCTCATAATATATCTTATCTCTATGAGGGTGATATAATGATAAAAATTTTTGTAAAGTAGTTTGAGTTCTTGGAACAAATAAAGCACCTGTTCTAAAAACAATATGCTCTAGTCTTTGTTCGCCTTTCATTTCATCAACGAAAACTGTTCTTTGGTTTTGACAGTATTTTATTTCTCTTTCATAACCTTTTTCTTCATCAAACCAAAATAAATTTGATGCTCTAATAGAATAAGATAAAGGTTTGTTATTTCCTTTTAGATAATAAACTCTATCTTTTATTTCCCAAGTATCTTTTGTTTCAGTTTTTGTTTTAGGAACTTTAACCTTAGGTTGTTCTTGTACAACAACTGTTTCTTCAACTATAGGTTCTTCAACCTTAGTTACTTCTTTTTTCTTTGCCATAATATAATATAATAAAAATTAATAAAAAAATAGAGGCAGCACTTAGCTGCCCCTATAATAAATGATTTACTTCATTAACATAAAGTTATTAGCACCTTGTGTTACTAAACATCTTTCAGTTAAAAAGTGAATCTGCATTGCATCAAGTGCAGACGTAGCAGAACCAACAGAACCAGTAACCCAAGTTTTCATTCTTCGGTCATCAGTTTGTGAAGCTCTAAACCTTACGTGTAAGAAAGGTCTTTTTATGCTTTGTCCAACAACTTGGTCGTAAACAGAAGACATACCAGCTGGAATCATAACACCTCTGATAGCACTTGCACCAGCGAGTGAATTAATACCACCTCTTGTAGCTAAATCATTTAAGTATCTAAAGTCAGACTTGTAGAAGTCGTAAGAACCTCTTCGGAAACCTGAGAAACCTAAATTTAATGCCATATCTTCGTCGTTGTCAAATACTCCGTAAGAAGTACCTCCAGCTCCATAAGAGTTCATTGAAGCAAGCATATCATCAACTGCTAAACTAGTAGCTCTGTTTACAAACATCATGTATTCTTCAATAGCACCTTGTTTGTCAAACTCAGCTAATATAGCATCAAACTCAGCTAAATCAGTAGCTGGATTAACACCATTAACACCAGAAGTAACGTTACCTCTTGATTCTATAGCAGCAAATAAACCTTCAGTACCAACAGAGTTTGTTCCATCAGCACCATAAAGGAAGTCATCTACTCCTGAAGCTGGATCATCCGCTTTATTTATTTCAGATTCTAACATTGACATTTCAATGTAATCAGTGAAACGAGCTCTTGTATCAGCTTCAGCTTTTAAATACCATAAGTAACCAGACTCACCCATTTCGTTTGAAACTTCTACCCAACCGATTCTAGAAACATCAGATCCTGATACTTCGTAGTAATCTTTCATTATAATTGGTTTGTTAGTAAAAGTTTTAAACACAGGTTCGTTAGCTCCTCTTGCATCAACAGTTGTAGCTCCAGCAGCGTTGTAACCAGTTCCTTTAGCAAACTCAGAACCATAAACTAAAACAATAGTTCCTTTGTTAGTAGTAGCTCCAGATGTTGGAATCGTTGTTCCATCATAAGTTTTTATAGTAACATCTGAGTTTTGTCCAGTTGGACCAGAACCGTCAGCTAATGCTGTAACAACACCTTTGTAAACACCAGTTGAATTAGAAACAATAACAGTGTCATTTAATCTAATACCGTGTCCTTGTAAGATACCATCAGCGTGAAAACTGTTTTCATCAATATCACATTGAATTGTAACTTTGTCATTCGTGTCTATATTACCTTTGTAAGATAAATGTAGTCTACCTTGTTCTGACCAAACAACTTGATCTGAAGTCATAGACTCTTCTGCACCAACTTGAGATAAAAAACCAGAAATTGTTCGTGGACCGAAAACTTCTGCTTCTTGCTCCATTAAGTCAGGCAGGTATTGTTGAGCCCACGTTACATCCGTAGTGCCCGTAAAATCTAAGTAATTTGTAGATAGTGTTTGCTGCTTTGGAGCAGGTACACTATTCAAACTACCTCCTGCAGTAATTGCCATAATATATTCTTTTTAAATTATTAATTATTTTCGTTTTCTAATTTTAAAAGATCTGTTTTTCATTTCAGAAGTTGATTGTCCTAAAACTTTAAATTTAATACCATCAACATTTGTTTCACCATGTGTTGTTCTTGGACTTAAATCAATGTTTTTATCTTTAGCAATTTTTTCTTTTATAGCATCTGCTCTTCCTTGCTCATAAAAATGCTTAGCAATATTATCAGCGTTCATAGCAGTGTATAAAGACTTATGATAACCAGCAGCATCTTCGATAGTGGTTTTATCTTCACCAACAAACTTGTTGATAAAATTATCTAAGTTACTCTGTGTTTCTCTTACTTTATCAACATCTTTAACATTAAATCTAAATTTTTTATCTCCAACTTTATAATCAAAACCTTTGAAATTTTCGTTGAAAAGAGTTTTAGTTTTATTTAAAAATGTTCTTTTGCTTTTTTCAGTTAACTTCTTTTGCTTTTCAGAATCTTTATTGTATCTATTAAAAAAATCAATAGCCTTTTGCTGCTCACCAGTGAGCCTGCTACCAGCTTTAATTTCTTTATAGTATTTAGACTTTTGCCTGTCTAAGTGGGCTCTAGCCTCGGCAACTTGCTCTTTAAGGGCTATCTTTTTTCTCTTTATATCTTTTGGATCTTCAGTTTCTTCATCATAACTAAATTTCTCTTCTAATATAAAGTTTCTTTCTTCTGGTGATAAATGAGACTTTGTAGTTCTATAATATTCATCAAGAACATCAGCATCGTCCATTTTATCTATATCTTTATTTAAATTAACATAGTCAACTAAATCACCACCAGTTTCTTCCATAAAATCTACGACTTTTTGTATATTTTCTGGTAGTGGTTTACCTGTTGCTACAGCTTCTTCTATAGCTTCTTCAATTTTTTCTTCAGCTTCAACAACTTCTTCTTCAGTTACTTCTTGAACAACAGGTTGCACTTCTTCAGGTGTTTCGACTTTTTCTTCTTTTTTAGGTTCTTCATTAACAACAATAACTTCTTCTTCTTGCTTAACCTCTTCTTGTTTAACAGGTGGTTTGTCTATATTAACTTTTGTTATATTGTCTTCAGGTTTTTTTATTTTAACCTTAGTTACATTATCTTTTTTAGTCTCTTCGACTTTCTTTGTTTCTTCTGCCATAATAAAATTTTATAAAATATTAAATATTAAAGACCAAACCTATCAAGACTTGCGTCTCCTGTAAGTATATCATTACCTGAAGACTCAAATTTATTAAGTGAATCAGCCCCTTTTCTTTGATCTATCATTTGTTTTTGATGCATAGCTTGTCTATCAACTCTTTCATCTTTTCTATCTTCACGTAGAGATTCTAGCTTAGCAGCAGTTTCTTTTTCTTTACCTTTTAAATCAGTATTTAATTTAAACTCTAACATCATTAATTCTTTTTTAATTTTAGCTTCGTGTTCTAAATATCTCATTTGTAAAGAGTTTTTAGTTCTTTCTAATCCAACTTCATTATCATATTTAGCTTGTGTTTTTTCAAGTTCTATTTTAGCGGCTTCTTGAGCAGCCATATTAGTAGCTTGTGTTTGAGCTTGTATGTTTTGTTGTTGCATTATTTGATCACGCTCTTGTTTCTTTCTTCTTTTTATTTTTAAAAGTTGATTAGCTAGCTTTACGTTTTTAGTATCTCTTATATCTATAGCATCATCTAAGTCTATTAACTTTTGACTTAATGCCATTTGTATATTGTTTTCAAGTATAGCTTTTTCTTCTTCATCTGGCATTAGTTCTATGAATATACCAAAGTCATATAAATGTAAACTACCCATTTCAGTAAGTGTTGCTACATTGTGAGCACCTATAGCTCTTATAAAAGCATCACGCGTTGGCGAGTACTCTATTATATCTGATATTCTAAGTGATAAACACTCCGCAGCTTCAGCAGTTAAAAATAACATTGACTGTAATATGTGTCTTGTTGCTGTGTTTGAATTAGCAGCTGCTAGCTTTTGTACACCAACTAAAGCGTTACGATCTGGAGTACTAGCATCTCTTGCTTCGTTTAATCCGGTTACATCACGTATCATTTGTAAATAATAATTATACGTTTGTATTAGAGCTTGTAACTTACCTCCATTAACACCGTTGTTTATTTGTTGTATCGGTACTTTACCTGGATTTTGATCACCATCTGATGTAAAACTTCTACCTATAACACTACCAGTTTGGAAGAACATATTTAAAGCTTCTTGTGGATTGTAATTTGTTCCATTACCTAAATCTATTTCAGCTAAACCATCTGCATCTAAGTAAACACCATCAGGTACCATACGAGACATAACTTGCTGTAACTTTAAATGTGTTAACTGTATCATATCAGCAAAACCAGTTATTCTACCTACTAAACTCTCTATTCTACCTTCATACATACGAGGCGCTGTTATCTGGTAACTCATTTTAACTTTACTAAAATCAGAGTCTGATCTCATCATATTAGGCATCATACGCCATCTTAAAAGTTTATTAGAACCTAATAAATAAACACCTTCAAATAAAGCTTCAACAGATCTTTCTAGTTTACTAAAATCTCCTTCTTTATCTTCTGGTGGATTAAACGTATCATCTTTTTCAATAACTTTTTCTAAGCCAGCTGCAGTTTTCTTTAATTTATAAACATCGTTCATGTGTGTTTTAAAATTAAAATATAAAACGTGTATCTTGTTTTTATCTCTATGAGCTGATCTTCTGAGTGGATCTTGACCTTTATCAACTATTTGTTTTATATCTGGTTCAGTTAGTCCTGGAAACTCTTTTACAATTTCATTTATCGGTAATTCTTTTACTTCACCAACATAATATAAATCATCAAAGTATGGAGACTCAGTGTGTGAATAAACTAAATTAGCTGGATCAACATATTTTATTTTAGCACCTTCACTAAAATCAAAAGTAGTTTTTGTAGCACTTATACCTAACGTTGTTAAATCATATAGACATCTTCTTCTTATTAAGTCATAATCACTATTTTCCATTAAAACATTTATAGCTTGTTCTTCTGCTAACTCAACAGCTTGTTTATAATTAAGCTGCATATGTAGTTTTAATTCTTCTTCAGAGTCTGGTAAGCTTTCTTTATCATTTTCATATAAGTTCATATTAAATTGTTGAGCAACTAAATCGTTAAACTCTTTTGATCTTATATCTCTTAATACAGACTGCATATATTCAGTACGCTTGCTAACACCATAATCATCTTGTGAAAAGCAATTTATTTCATATGATCTTTGCGCCATACCATTTACAACGATATCTACGAACTTTGGTATAATAGGCACTGGCTTCCAGTCTAAGTTTAAATAAGATAAATCACCATTTATAGATAATTCATTTTTATATTTTTGAACAGACTGCTCGCCTCTTGCGTATAGTCTTAATTTATGAAAAGTATTTAAAGTGTGTTCAAACTTTGAGTTATGTCCGTTAAACCACTCGTATCTTATCGCTTGAGCAACCTTTAAACCATATTCATTACTAACTTTTTCAAAATCACTTACCGCTTGTGACGGAAAGTTTATATGCGAATACATCATACCTTTTTATTTATAATTCTAGATGATAGTCCTTTGTTATTATATTTTGCTATATTTAGGTTTAAAGCGGTTTTTTCTTTTTTAGGATTTGGTCTATACATATGTCTGTTACAAGCCATTATAGCTAAACCAGAACTTATAGATGCATCATGTCTAGTTCTTCTATTTATATCAAACTTAGACCAGTCATTTAGTGTTTCGTTAAAATACATACCACCGTAAGTATTATCTTCTAACATACCTACATGATCGTTAATATACATTTCAATAGCTGCTGCGTGAGCTTGCTTTATATCTTCACTTGAGTTTGGTACTCCACCTATTTCTTTTTCAGTTGTTGATAACTTATTCCATATTTTATCTGGTCTGTTCATACTAAAACCTCTGTAACCCCTTCTTCGTAAATAGTATAATAATCTTGGTTTGTTATTTTCTGCAAGTAGTGGCATACCATAAAATACTAACGCCATTAACACGTCTTCAAAAAACATATCAGCTGTTTGTGGTCTAGCTATATATTCTAAAAAGAAAGTGTTTGCTGGTGCATTTTCCATTGAAAACTTAGTTAAACCATGCAATGCACCTTTCGATCCAGTACCATCAACTGTACCTGATATGTCGTATGAGTCACAACCAAAAGCACCAACGTGTTCATTGCCTGGATATCTAACACCATTTTTTAATATAACACTATTTTGCATGTTGTTATCAGGAAACCAACTTATTTTAAACCTACCATTTGGATCTGGATTAAAAACAACTCTTGTATCTTTAACACCGTTTGTCCATTGAAAGTTGCCAATACTTAGTGTTGTCTCGTTTCTATTACCTTCGTTGTAGTCTATTTGTTCGTATATCTTAATTAAGTTAAATATACTATTTTTAGTTTCATCTCTAAACGCATGCTCTTCAGTTCTCGGAAACTGACGATAAAATTCATTTAAAGCATCTTGGTCATCACGTAAACCATCAGCTTCGTTCTCCCAGTGGTTTATAACGCCATAATCTATTTCTAGTCCTTGTGGATCAAATGTTTGTTGTTCAGGATTAGTGAACACAGGTCGTCCGAATTCATCAATGAATCCTTCATAATTCCATTCCATAGGAATAAACAAAGAATATAATCCCGACTTAGTTTGTCCATTTCTGTTGCGCTTGGTAACATCTGAATCATTGTACAAGTTTTTAAAATTATCACCTCCTTTATCTAACGCGTTACTTGTACTACCCATCATACACTTACCAACAACTCTACTACCTAAACGTAAACAAGTTTTTGTAACTCTCCAGTTATTTTTTATATTATCAGGTCTTTCCCACTTGCCACTTTCATCGTGAACTAATAAGTTTAATTTCTCGCCATCATAACTATTATCACCCGTATTCTTCCAGTCTATAGTTGTATCAAGACCTTCAACATCATCCATCTCTTCACGTTCACGTATTTTTTTACGTGTAAACTTTTTAGCTGGCACTCTATATGCTAGCTCTGACTTTGGCCTGTCCATACCATCTTGTATAGGTTTAAAAAAGAAAGGGTAGTTTAAACTTATTGGTACTACTTTGTCTGTAAACATTTTCTTTGCATCAGCACCTGATTTAGATAATATACCAAACCTACTATCACTAGCAAGTGTAGCTAGATTAACTGTTTCAGCAGAACTCATAAACGAAAAACCTGATCGTCTATTTTTTAAGTAACACATACCATAACATCTAGCATCTGCTTTACAAGCTTCCCAGAATATAAAAAAC